ATCTTGTTAGGACACTGTTTGATATGGTCGTGCAGAGAAACAAGACATTCTATCCTGCCCACTATCCTACCCTTGGCGATTATTTAGATGAAACCGATGGGATTATTCCTGAGATCATACTAGATGTTTTAGAAGATGAAACATTCAAGGCAACTATTGGAGAAGACCATTTATATGAAGAAGGCACTTGGGAGTTTGAGTTTGATCTTGAGCATCCTAATGAAGAAGATTTTGCTTTCTACCAGTTTGAGCTAGATATTTCTACTGATATTGATTTTGATGCAGACGACATTGTTCTTAGTAAAAGAAGCGAAGATTCGGTTCGGGGGTGGTTTAGACAGAACGAAAATGATGTCTTTGAACAAATGAATATCAATGGTGTAACATCCAACTTCGCAGGTAAAAATGTAAAATACGTGAACCAGCCTGGTGAAAAACTTGAAAGGGGAAAGTTCTATTATTTTCGAATAAGACAAAAAGACCAGTTGACGACGTATGATTATAGAACCTTCAGAGAGGTTATATATAGATGATAGGTACAAAAAATTACAGGACGGTATCAGAGACAATCGCTGAATCACAAGATTTAGCAGGAGATGCGCTGAACAAGCTTCTGTGCATGAGGGGTCATATTGTATCCTCAGAAGTGAATCAACGAAATCAATACAGAAGACGATTGTTGAATACGCTTGATGGAACGTATAACTACATAGCTGCCAGACATTTTAATCTTAGTCGTCCTTTGCAGGATTTTGTCAAGGGCCTACAGCAGCATGTGTTAGATAAATATGGCGAAGATTTTGGATACTCAACGATAGACGAGTTTTTACAAGGCCAATATATACAGGTTCCACAAACATTTGCATCGATATCTAACTTTCTGGGTTTTCCTATTACAGAGATTGGCAATAAGGCAGCAGCATGGGAAGACTTGGATAACGTGGATTGGAACGATCTCGATTTGAGATGGGACCGAATAGGCTGGGATAACTTATAATGGAGAACGCAGATGCCCGCTGATATTTCAGAAAGTACGCCAGCAGATACATATAAGGATTTGCTGCATCTAAACAATAGCGGTAACGGCGCTGACACAACTCTTCGTCCGTTATACGACGGAGATGGCAATGCTACTCCTTTGCAGTTAGCGACGAATAAAGTGGCATTTGACGCAGGCGATGGCATTCTTGATAATGTAGTTCTGACAGATGTTAAGCAGACCTACAATGACAAAGGTAATATCAATACGGCAGCAGTCGATTTTGATCTGAGCGAAGGTAATGTTCAGAAGATGACTATAGATACAAACATTACCAGTATTACCTTTTCCGGCACTCCTACTTCCGGAGATGCTTATGAACTAACCTTAATCGTGGAACAAGGCTCAGGTGGCGCGAACACAATAACATGGGGCGGCTCTATTCTTTGGAGCGGAGGAAGTTCACCCACCATCACGGCCAGCTTAGGCGCAATTGATATTATCAAGATGTTCTCAACGGACGGCGGCACAACCTGGTATGCATGGACGTTAGGACAGGATTTTAGCTAATGGCTCCTAAGAAGAAAGATTCTAAATCATCACAAGCTGAGCTTTCAGACTTTTTACGCTCGCTCAAGAACGATCTTAAGGCAGATAACGTTCGACGTAAGTTCGGTGGCAAGTTACCGAGTATCATCGAGTTTGTTGAAGGCGAAAAGTGGCTTGGATTTCCTTTTTATACGAACCCTATTCACTTGTATCCTATGCAGAAAATTCTGCTCAAGTGCTTTTATAGAGGTTCGCCTGGTAATGAGGATTTAGAACTAACACAAGAAGAAGTTCGACTGATAAAGGATTCTGGTCTAACAGATATTGAGAACGGTAATTTGCTTGAAAAATGGGACAAAGACGAAACGTTCCGTGAACTCGTGCTTGTATGGGGCCGTCGTAGTGGTAAAGACTTTATCGTTTCTATCATGGCTCTTTACGAGGCGATGAGACTTCTTGAAACGCCTGGCGGAAACCCATATGCCACATACAATCTTGGTCAAGCTGCTCCAATCACGATTCTTACAATTGCTAATGCTATGCAGCAGGCAAAGATTCTCTTCCGTGAGATGAAAGAAAAGATTCAGATGAGTCCCTACTTTGAAGATAAGGTAGGAAAGATTACTGACGACAGAATCTATCTTCTCACGCCGCATGATAAAGAAGGAAACAAGAAGCAGGCCGAAAGAGGTTTGCCTATGCATCATGGTTCTATTCAGATCGTAGCAGGTCACTCAAACTCTAACTCGCTAGTTGGTCTTTCATGCTTCGCTATACTGTTTGACGAGATTGGTACATATAAGAATACCGCAGGCTCTTCAGGCGGAGATCAGCTCTATCATAACCTTGTTCCTGCAACAAAGACATATGTTCGCAGAGAGCCAGTTCTTGATGAGAAAGGTAACGAAATAAAGAACGCCAAAGGCGAGATTGAGATGAAGTCAGTCATTGATGGCCGTGTTATCTGTATCTCAACGCCTCGTGGCAAGGAAGGTATCTTTTATGAGCTATACAAGAATGCAGACAACGTAGATCATCGTTTCATGATGCGGGCACCGACATGGGTGGTAAATCCAAACTTACCGAAGCATTTGCTGTTATCTGAATCTCCAGATATGACTGACATGAAGTTTGCAATGGAGTATGGCGGCGAGTTCTTTGGCACGGCAGGCGAGTCTTTTTTCAGTCCTGATGATGTGGATAGAGTTTTCCGAAACCATCATTTACCATTTGTCAACCATGGCGTTCCAGGTATTACCTACTTTGCCCACTTGGACCCCGCAACTTCAAGTCACAACTATGCTCTTGTAATAACACACCAAGAGGAGAGGCTTGATAGAGAGACGAATAAGCGGGATTATGTGGTTATCGTTGATCATATCATGTATTGGTCGCCGACACCAGACAAGATGATTATCGTAGATGAGGTTGATGAATACGTTATTGAACTCAATAAAAGATTCCATTTCGGCGAAGTAACATATGACCACTGGAATAGTAAGGCAAGTATACAAAAACTTAGAAAACATGGCATACCTGCACGTATGACTCCCTACACAAGACAGTATAAGCAAGAGATATACGATAACTTGTTTCAGCTAACCATTTCGAAGCGACTACTCTGTCCGAGGCACAAGCTTCTAGAGACGGAAATGAAAAACTTGCAGAGAAAATGGCAGGGTAATAGTTATAAAGTCATGCCAAAACCAGATGGCGATTGCACGACAGATGACATTACCGATGCTCTTGCAGGCGCTTGTTTCAATGTTCGAGGCAAAGCTACTCAAGGTTTACCACAAGGAAAATTGGTCTCAATGCCAGTATCACCACAAGGTAATAATGTTGCATGGCGGTCAATGCAGGGCACGCCATACGGTGTTGGTTCAGGCCAGCAGGTTATGAATGAGCTAGGTAAGAAAACAAAGGTTCATCCTTTGTGGCATAGGAAATAAGGAGCAATTATGTCTTTCAACCTGAGAAATAACAAGAAAGTCGCTCAGAATAAGCCTTACCCAACAAGGCTCATCGACGACCAGAAAGAGTTAGGCGAGTCTATTGGCTCGAAAACAGATTCATATCAAGGTAAACTTGAGGATACAAGAGGCGAAGGACAAGGGGAGAACCTTGACATTGTTATGGAGGGACAATTGGCCTCTGGTGCTATGGGCTCGCACACTAATGATGCTTCGCAAGTCGAAACGATTGAGGCCCAAATGGATGCTGCCAAAGACGGCTATATACCACATAGAGACCCGCATGTTGACGATCATATCATGAAGCCAATGGATGCTCTTGCCGAAGCCCACCACCAGAAGCACCGTAAAGCGTATCTTGAGATGGAAGACAGTAGTGAGACTGAGTTTTGGGATAGCAAGTTAGGCGTTCAGCAGCATAACGACTATCCCAAGAAGACCACAGCAGATCCCGCATCTGCGAGTCAGCTTGCTAATCATCCTGATAGATTTAAAAGCCTTGCATCACAGCCAACTGAGGTTGATGTTGATGAGAACGCCGCGAACGCGGACAAGAAAGATAAAGTGAAAAAACTACAAGCCGCATCAGTTAAGGATATTGATCAAGCCTTGTTCGAAATCTTCTATAAAGCGGCATCTGAAGAGCGAGAGCTTACTGATGATGAAGCTGGCGATATTGTTGAAATGTCGAATGTCAAGGCTTCGATGTTGTCTGAGATTCAGAAAATATCAGAAAAAGAAGAATGAACTTCAATCTAAGTCATTACAAGGAAGCGAGAAGGGGCTCTGAGCCTCCACAGGTATTTACGCGCCCATACTTTCGTCGAGAGAGAGACGCTTATGATCTGACCCACTCTCCAGATGATGGTAAGGGCGATAAGCTAACTACTCCTGGTAGCGAGGGGATGCCTGGTCAGCCAGGAGATATGTCTGCTCCTGCATTTGGTACACGAGGCCGCGATGGTTCTCCTGAGCCAGACGATTATTCTGAGTATGGATCGCGTGATGATAGAAATATTCGAGACCCGAATAAGAAGCTTCCCAGAGATTCGGACCCTCCCAATCCGTTTTCCTCTGATTTTCTTGGCAGCCAAGATTCGCAATACGGCACTGGTCAAGACACTGATTATGGGCAGGCTCAGCACGATGGAACGAATCGCGAGAGATCAGATTCGGCCCTAAGTATGGAAAACACTGTTAAAAGACAGCTTGGCGAGGGCGGCGAGCTTGACCGTAAACCTGAAATTACAACCATGCCATCAGGCGGTAGTTATAATTCATTGCTAGAAAAAGACGATACACCATTAGGACGCATCCGAAGAGTCCAGAGGAGATAAATATGAAGCTCAAAGTTACAAGCAAAGCAGGTGGCGAACTGTTTATTCGTGCAATTGGAAGAACATACAAAGTTGGCTCCACTATCAAGATGACCTCTGAACAGTATCTTGATTCCACGACACAAGCAGCCATACGCAACGGGTTTTTAGAGCTACTTGAAGGGCAGACAGAGAAGAAGCCAGACGGTGTGTTCTATGTTAACATCCACCGTAACGAGCTATCGTTTCAGTCTCTTGAAATAACAGTTCCCAAGGGAGCCCGTTTCTTTGTTCCTACAGAACACGTAGAGGATATGGAAATTGTGATTGCTCACGGCAATGGTCATATCGAGTTGGCAGATGAGATTGATGCCAAAATTGCAGCAGCGGCAGAAGAGACAAAGACTGAGCCAAAGGCTGAGCCTAAGAAAACAAAGCGGGTCACAAAGAAAAAGACAACTAAGAAAGCTGCTAAGAAAACCACAGAAAAGAAAGCTGCGACTAAGAAGACAAAAACAGTTAAAAGAGTCAAGTCAGAAGAGGTTGAGTCTATTGATCCCAATGAAGGTCAAGTTGAAACCAACCTACCCGAGGCTAAGAAGGTAGACACACCACAAGGCATGTATGCTCATGACCCAACAGGCGAAGGCATGACAGTCCGGACAGCCGAGAAACCTGAGCCAAGCTCCAAGACACAAACCAAGGAAGCACAGAGCGGCTTTGATGATTTATTTGTAGATGATTCGCAACAAACGGGCGAAGCTTTGACGTTTGTTGATCAGGAACAGGACAGAGAAAGGTTCGTTCAGTTACGCGGCGAAGATATGCCGAATAATGACGAGGTTAGCTAAGTGTGTTAGATACGATTCTGAAAGAACTTGCAGTGTTTGGTATATCCGTTGAAGACGGCTCTTATAGCATGCGCGGCAAATCCATGAAAGGCAAAGAGCTTGTTGAAACTCTAGAAAGCAAAATCAAGAGAAACAAGAAGCTTCTATGGGCAATGTGGCATGAGGTTTGTTCAGAGCTTCGAAGCGAGACAGAAAACTCGATGCCCGCAGACTCTCTTAGGAATCTGTTTGTGCCTGCAATGCAGAATCTACATGATACTTGCTGCTACTTCAAAGAGCTTGATTCAAGTGGCATAGCTAAAAAGCTAAGAGAGTCATTGGATAGAGATGTTGAGTCTTTCTCAGGCGCAACAATGTCTCGTATCATTGATTATTCTATTGGTATCCAATGGTTAACTCATTTAGTTCGCAGAGATATGTATATCTCGCACCTTGTTCTTAGGTTGCAAGAACCAAGAAAAGCAACCGCAATCGGCGTGTCTGGACCTTGGTCTAGAACAGACGTTCCTATGCGAGAACGAATGTTCAAGTGGGATGAGATTGCAGAAGAGACCGCTGGTCGCGCTAGTGATAGACGACATCAGCGAAGGTATCGCATGGGCTTGGAGCAATACAAAGACCCATGGCCTAACGAAGGGTTTTATTGGAGAGAGATACGCAACGAGCCGTTTAGCTTTAGCGATGATTCTGCAAACCCATATCCGCACCGTAACGTACTTTGGAGGTCATAATGACTAAGCAAATAACAAAAGAGGCGCAGCAATCTCTATTCGATTTTCTTGTTGACCTCATGCCTGATTTACAGATTATGAGAGTCAAGCAAGGGCCTTCGTCCGAGGAGAAGTCTCTCTTTTCCATGTGGTCTGATGCCGAGAACAAAATTAGCGGCAAGAAGTTTCATCGCCCACCGACTATGAGTGAATCCGATGTGGCAAAACTTGAAGACG